CGATGGTAAGGCAGTTTCTCATTGCTTTATTGGTTCAAATAATATTAATTTTATTGTGCACCCTACATTGCATATGAGTACATTGCCGTCGGAAGTGAAATTCGTTTTTCCTGAAATTGAGGTGGATGGTAAAAGTGTTACTCAAGTGTTTACCAAGGCACAAGCTGGTGAGTTTGTTTCTGGTAAGTTTGGCACTCACATCATGTGGGGGAGTGAGAGTGTCCCTAAAGCTTTAGATGGTCATTTGTTATGTATTCCAGCTAGGTTTTTATTGACTGGGCTTTACCAATTTAAAAAAGCTTCTGAGTTTAAATTTGGACAATTAGTTGGGATATTTTCTCGTGAAAATAAATCTGTTAAATCTAAGCATGATTTTTGGGGATCTGTAGTTAAAGTAGAGGATAATGCAGTTTATTACTGTATTCCCACGGATGCTGGAGATTGTGGAGCTGTCGTTGTTGACACCGGTGGGTGTGTGGGTGCCATACACTTGCAAGGTAGTGGGGATTCGGGGCCGCTAAAGAATGCGGGGGCCTCGGTCCGGTGTTTTCGATAGCCTCCTTTTTGAGGCTCGATTATCTAAGGCAACTCTATGGTGTCGAGCCTCAGAAAGGGGGGAGTCTGAAATGGCCTGGTAATACAGAGATGTATAAGTATCCGTATAATACTGGGCGGAGAAGGCAGACTCCTCGCAATGATGAACAATTTAAATCCTTCTTACAACGAGAGAATATTATGCAGGATCCAGATAATACGTTGAAAAAGTGGCGTTATGGTTGGCCAGGAGAAAATTCTCCTTTTAAAAGTGTTCAGAAGTATAACGCTCCTCTCATGGTTCCTGAAGCACGTGTTTTGCATGTTTGTGAAAATTGGTTAACACGGCACTTTAGGTGCATGGGAGATAGTGTGATTCGAGATGATATGGAATACATTCGGCAAGGTCTGAATATGTCTACAAGTTGTGGGTATCCTTGGAGTACCCAGGGTTATACTAATAAGAGGAAATTATTTGATCAAAACCCTGAGGAGGTACAAAGAGCCTATGCTCAGTTGAGATCTGAGCTCTTAAAAGGAAATACCGCTGACTTGTATACGTTAGCAGCAAAGAGAGAGCTAAGAAAGGTTAGTAAAATAGAGAAGGATGATTTTCGTACATTTACTGCTTCTTCTTGGCGTAACACAGCTTTAGGAGTTGCTCTTTTTGGTGATATGACCTCTAAATTTTATGATTCGAATCTCGATACTTGGTCTTTTGTGGGGGGTTCAACTTTCCATGGTATTTGGGCAAAAGCTATGACCAAATTAATGAAACATCCGAACGCTTTTGAAGGTGATTTTTCGAATTATGATGCTATTCTTCATCGACAATGGTTTGAAATGTTATCGCGAGTGTTCTTTTCCTTTTTTGAAGAAAAGGAGAAGACCCCTGAAAATTGGATTCTTGTTAAAAATTATTTTGAAATGATAGTTGCCGCGTATGTCATTTGCCCTAACGGTGATATTTTTCAAAAAGCTCAAGGTAATCCGAGTGGTAGTTCTTTGACGATTGTTGTTAATACGATGATACATTACTGCTTGTTTGTGTATGCCTGGATTGAGCTTGGTGGTCCAGATGATTACGAATATTTTCATGATAACGTTGAAGCGTTGTTATGTGGGGATGATTCGTTATGGACTTGTTCTGATGCTGTTGTGGAGTGGTTTAATATTGAAACTTGTGCAGCAGTTTGGAATACGTTAGGGTTAACAATGAAGCCTGAAAATACGAAGCGAGGACAAATGGTGTGGAGATCGCATGCTGTGTTCACTTTATCTTTTCTTAGTCACACTACGATACAAATTGGTGATGGTACCTATTTACCTGTTCCAGATCCTGAGAAAGTGCTAAGTACTATGCTGTATAATAGTAGGTGTTCACGCCATTTACGTTGGTCTTATCTGAAAGCTTGTGCGTTGCGAGTTTCATCATGGTGTGATAAGGGTTTGCGAGAGATTTTTCACAAGTACATTTTATATTTGTTAAGAGAGCGAAAGGACGAACTTCTTTCCCCTGGTGCGAAAGATGATCCAACATGGGCGGAGGTTGATCGTTGTTATTTAACAGATTCCGACTTGTATGGTCTCTACACAATGGGAGAGGGGCAAGCGCTGTAAGGATAGATCCCCTATAAAAGAGTATTCTTAATTTCTTGATGAAAAAATCAAGAAGTCGTTCTCGTTCTAAGTCACGTAGCCGTAAAGCCGGAAGGAAAGTGACTATTAAGGTTGAAACTAAGCGTTCCTTTTCTAAGAGAGGAAGAGGGAGAGGGCGGGGTCGTAGTGGGCTAGTAGTGATTGGTAGGCGTTCAGCTCCAGTTGCTAAAGCCGCTTCGTTCCGCCAGCGTGGACCTCGTATAAACGGTGGTAAAGTTTTTAATGTTAAGCATCGTGAAATGGTGCATGAGGTGAATAATACTGTAACTAATTCATGGGTCACTTATCGTTATCAATTGCAACCTGGGTTAACCTCTGTCTTCCCTTGGTTGGGACAGATTGCGGTTAATTATAAGGAATATCGATTTCGCTCAATTCGGTTCGAGTATGAACCTAATTGTGCGACGAGCCGTACTGGTGCTGTTATAGGTGTTCCTTTGTATGATCCAAATCAATCAACACCTGAATCAGCACCTGTTGCACTTGACTGTAAGAATGCTATGAATGTACCTGTGTGGCAGCGATTATCCACAAACTTTAGAGGGCAGAAAACCCAAAAAACTTTGTTAATCCGCTCTGGACCGTTGTCAGTCCCAACTGAATCACCTTTGTATGACTCAGGAGCATTTGTGCTGGCGTTGGACCATTTACCAGATGCGGGGGTAGCTGGGAAATTATTTGTTTCATATGATGTGGATTTTTTTGTACCAACCCGGGGAAACGGAAATGTTGGGGGTTAT